AAGGGGGTTTTTACCCCCTTTTTTTGTATTTATATATATGAACACAAAAATAGAACAACTTAAAGAGTATGCTCGTATCATGAAAGATACCCCATATGCTTTAAGAACATATCTACAGACTTTCGATAATACACAAAAAAAATATGTTCCATTGGAATTGTTTCCTGACCAAATTCAACTGCTAGAAGACTATGAGGATTACAATGAGAATATCACAAGAAAATATAGACAGGCCGGTGTAACAACGGTAACCGCAGCTTGGATTTCTAAAATATTACAATTAGCAAAACCTGAAAATCCAGAAAGGGTTCTTATTATCGCAAACAAAAGAGATACGGCAATTGAGATGGCTAACAAAGTTAGAAATTTCTTAGACCAATGGCCATCATGGATTAACGTTGGGTTCTCTCCTGATAAAAACTCAGAAAGTAGATTTAGATTAAATAATGGATGTGAGGTTAAAGCCGTTGCAACATCTGCGGATGCGTTACGTGGTTACACTCCAACTATTTTAGTATTTGACGAGGCTGCATACATTGAAGCCGGTGATGATTTTTGGGCGGCATCCATGGCATCCTTATCAACGGGTGGTAAGATTATTCTTATCTCAACACCTAACGGTTATGACCCAATTTACTATGGTGTATATGACCAAGCAATTCGAGGTATAAATGATTTTCATATAACAGATTTAAGATGGTTTAAAGACCCTCGTTATACTAAAGACCTAAAATGGGTTAAGTGTAGTGATATCGTTCATTACATGTTAAATAGAGAACAGTATATCGATGATGATGTTGTTCTTTATGACTTTGATATTGAAAAATACGAAGAGTTACACGAATTAGGTTATAAACCCTATTCGTCATGGTTTGAATCCATGTCTAAAAAATTCAAATACGATAGAAGAAAAATTGCACAAGAATTAGAGTGTGACTTTTTAGGTTCAGGAGATGGTGTTATTCCAGGTGAAATACAGGAAAATATTGCAAAGAATATGATTCGAGTACCAAAGGAAAAATACATGCAAGGTACATTTTGGCATTGGAAAGAACCTATTCAAGGTCACAGATATATTATGGGTGTGGACGTAAGTAGGGGAGATAGTGAGGACTTTTCTTCAATTAATATAGTTGATTTTGATGATAGAGAACAGGTCGCCGAATATATCGGTAAAATACCACCCGATGATTTAGCGTCCGTTGCATATAAATGGGGTGTATTATATGATGCCTTCATTGTAATTGATATCACCGGAGGTATGGGTGTTGCGACATCAAGGAAATTACAAGAATTAAATTACAAGAATCTTTATATTGATGGGGTTAACACTAAAAATATATGGGAATACAATTCAAAAGCCATGGAGAAAATTCCGGGATTGAATTTTAACAATAAAAGAACACAAATTGTTGCAGCATTTGAAGAACAACTTAGAAAAGGTTTCTTAGTTAGGTCAAGTCGTTTATTAAATGAATTGAACACCTTTGTTTACATGAATGGTAGACCTGACCACATGAAGGGAGCCCATGATGATTCAATAATGAGTTTATCAATGGCACTTTATGCTGGAGATATGTGTTTTAATCAATTACAAAGAAGTGAAGCATCAAATAAAGCGATGTTGGAATCGTGGACAGTTACCGAAAGAACGTATGAACCAAATAAGTCTTTTTATTCTTATGGTACAGCATTTGACCAAATTGGTTCTATGGGTATGGATAACCATCCGGCATTTCCACAACAAAATAGTGCAACAAAGGAACAATATAAAGAATACTCATGGTTGTTTGGTAAAAAACGATAATCCTTTATTATAATAATTAAAATACTTATATTCTAAATCAAAACTATTTATATACATGGCTACAACAGACAATAAAACAGTATTTCAGAGACTCACACAAATGTTTGGTTATCCAAATAAGGTGAAACCTGAAGACACTCCGTCTTATAATTTTAATAAAGACGAGATACTAAAAACAAGTAGTAGAGAAGAATACGAAAAAAGTTTATTACAAGCACAACAGTCAAATTATATTGCAGATAAATGGACTAAATTAGACCAATCTCTATATAATCAATCGGTTTATTATGAACCAACCAGAATGTCCGCATATTATGATTACGAAAGTATGGAGTTTACTCCTGAGATATCGGCAGCACTTGACATTTATGCTGAAGAATCAACAACACTATCCGAAAAAGGTGAACTTATTACCATATTTTCAGAATCAACAAGAGTTAAAGAAATTTTAGAAGATTTATTTAAAAATAGATTAGACTTAAACACCAATCTACAGATGTGGACGAGAGGTATGTGCAAGTATGGTGACGACTTTGTTTATTTAAAAATAGACCCAGAAAAAGGTATTGTTGGATGTCAACAATTACCAAATGTTGAGATTGAAAGACTTGAGGGAAAAGAAGCAAAATCACCGGGTCAACAAAGTTCAATGACTTTACCATCAAGAGAATTGAGATTTAATTGGAAAACCAAAGATATCGAATTTCAAGCATGGGAAATTGCTCACTTTAGATTATTAGGTGACGATAGAAAATTACCTTATGGTACATCTATGTTGGATAAAATTAGAAGAATTTGGAAACAGTTGCTTCTTGCGGAAGATGCTATGTTGATTTATAGAACAACAAGAGCACCCGAAAGACGTGTATTCAAAGTATTCGTTGGTAACATGGATGATAAGGATATTGAAGCGTACGTACAACGTGTCGCTAATAAATTCAAAAGAGACCAAGTAGTTGATTCAAGAAACGGACAAGTGGATATGAGATACAATCAAATGGCAGTAGACCAAGATTTTTTCATTCCTGTTCGTGATGCCGCTCAAACAAGTCCAATTGAAACGTTACCGGGAGCACAAAACTTAGGTGAAATTGCGGATATTGAATACATACAAAAGAAAATGTTGGCAGCATTAAGAATACCTAAAGCATTCTTAGGTTTTGAGGAGGTTGTTGGTGACGGTAAAACATTAGCATTGATGGATATTCGTTTCGCAAGAACAATTAATCGTATCCAAAAATCATTAGTTCAAGAATTAAATAAAATAGCGTTGATTCACCTTTACCTTCTTGGTTTAGAGGATGAATTAAATAATTTTTCATTATCGTTAACAAATCCATCGGCACAATCTGATTTATTAAGAATTGAACAATGGAAAGAAAAAGTACAATTATATAAAGATGCAACATCAGACCAATCTCAAGTTGGTATTCTTCCGGTATCTCACACTTGGGCTAAGAAAAATATCTTAGGTATGAGTGATTCTGAAGTTATGTTAGATTTACAACAACAAAGACTCGAAAGAGCAATAGGATTTGAATTAACTAACACTCAAAATGTTATTAAACGTTCTGGTGTATTTGATGATGTAGATAGTAAATACGGTGTACCAGAAAGTGAAAGAACTTTGGGTGGAGAAACACCTGAAGGTGGAGCAATGGGTGCCGATATGGGTGGAGCACCACCACCTCCACCATCGGGAGGTGAATCACCATTAAGTGAAAATGAAACAAAAAAGAACAATATTCTAAGTTTATTGGGTGATGATAATAAATTAAATGATTTATTTGATTACGATAAAGCGCAACAGAATATTTATGAAATAGAAAATAAATTAAAAGATATATTAAATCAATAAAAAAATGTCAAACTTCGGTGAAATAAAATCAAAAATGTTAACTAAGTTAACTGAATCTTATAACTCAGGAAATAAAAATGAGTTAAAAGACCTAATCACAAAATTAAAATCAAACCAAAATTTGGTCGATGTTCATAATTTCTATGAAGAAATGGAAAATATGTATTTCTCAAATAAAGATTTAGCAAAAGTATATGTTGAAACTTTAGAACCATATTTTATTAATAGAATGAAATTAATCGCGGGTGACTGTAAAGATTTAAATAAATTATTAAAGGATGTGGTTTCTGAAAGTAATGAACTATATGAATGTTTAGATATTTTATCTGAAGATAATAACATTCATAATATCTCTAAAAAGATTAACGCAAGAGAAAATTTTATTAAATTTCTAACAACAAAAAAATCCGTTAAGAAAGAAGAATCAACTGTTCAATTTGAAAACCACACTTTATTAAACACAGTATTGGTGGGTAACTTTAATACTAAATTTACAGATTTTTTAAATGAAGAACAAAAAGAAACATTTAGTAAAATTATGTCAATGTCAAATGAAGAATTAATTAATGAAATGAGTTTGG